CGCGCTCAAACGCGTTGAGGGTATCCTAACGCCCGAGAAGTTTTTTGACCCGCGTAATGGGCTTATTTTCGATGCAATCCAAAAACTGAAAAATGAGAATTTACCAATTGACATTTTAACAGTAACCCAAACGCTCCGAAAGTCGAAACAATTGAGCGCGGCGGGGGGGCCTATTTACCTATCAGAACTCACCACCCGCGTAAGTTCAACCGCTAACCTCGAGACGTGGGCGCTCCAAATGGTGGAAATGTACCTTAAACGCGAGCTGGCTAAAATGGCGGCGCGGTTAGCTGAGGAGGCGTTATCGCCTGAGCACGATCCTTTCGACCTTTATAACAGCTATTCAATCCAATTAACCGACCTCATTAAGTCAAACCTCAAGGGCGAAACCTCACATATTTCACAAATAACCCCCGAAACGACGCAAAGCATCGAGGAGCGCGAGCGCCACGGCCTGAGCGGAATCCCCACGGGAATAAGAACCGTCGACCACATTCTCGGAGGCCACCAAAAAGGGGACCTCGTTTATATTGCGGCCCGCCCAGGCATGGGGAAAACGGCCCTCGCGTTAAGTGTGGCGCTAAACATGGCTCAAAGCGGTTACCCCGTGGCGTTCTTTTCCCTTGAAATGTCACGGGCTCAATTGGTTTTTAGGCTGGCGTCCATCCTTTCGGGAATAAACGCCGAGAAGCTCGCGAAATATACCCTCAATACCGAGGATAAACGAACCTATTACCAAACCGTCGACCGATTAAACGCCCTCCCGATATACATCGACGATCGCCCAGGCCTTTCGATACTCGATTTAAAAACCCGCGTTAGAACTTTGGCCGAACGTTCAAACGTAAAGGCCGCCTTTATTGATTACGTCCAATTATTGAGCGCGGGTAATAAAAAGAATTTTGGTAGTCGTGAACAGGAAATAAGCACCATATCGAGAGGGCTCAAGTTGATCGCAAAAGAAAACGCCATTCCCGTAATCGCGTTAAGCCAATTAAGCCGCGCCGTAGAAGCCCGCCAGGATAAACGCCCGCTCCTTTCGGACCTGAGGGATTCGGGGAGCCTTGAACAAGACGCCGACGTTGTAGCGTTTCTTTACCGCGCTGGGTATTACGACACCAACTCACCAACGAACGGGGCGGAGTTCATAATAGCAAAGCATCGAAACGGGCGAACGGGGATGTTAAGCGTGAATTTTACCCCCGAAACGATGCATTATACCGACATTCAAAACAAAACAATAATTAACGAAACATGGGAACTATGAAAATCAATATAGAATTAGGAACTAAAATTAGAGATATAGAGGACGGGGACTGTTATTTTGAGGGGGTGGTAATGGAACTAAATCCGCTTAAATATAAAATAACGAATATCGTTTGGAATGGTAAAATTGATACATCCATGAACGGGCAAATAATACGGCCGAAATGGTGGCAACTTGAGATAATCGAAACATACGGAGGTGACAAATGAAAATCAATCTAGAACTTGTTTTTAATGTTTGTTTAGCGCTTTTCTTTTATAATCTAATCATATCTTCAGTCGCTAAATCCTTACTACTTTATTTTTTCGAGCACAGTAAAACGATTCAAAAAGAGAAAAAATCTTTTCAGGAAAGAATAAAGGAGGTCAAAAATGAAAGTTTATAAGAACAAAACGGGGACGTTTGACGTACTAACGCCCGCGGGGCTATTGTTTCACGTGAACTCGTATCAATGTAAGCTAATTGGCCACGTAACGGAACGCTGGCGCCATAACGAGAAGCAATTAACCCGAATCCCTCGGGAGGTTGCTAAATTCCGCGCTAAATTTGAATTATGAAACGTTGCAAAATATGTAAGCAACCGTTTACGCCGAGTTACTCGAGCTTGCAAGCCACTTGCACAAAGCCCCAATGTCTAATTGAATGGGGCCGAATGGCTGAGCGCAAAAAGGCTAAACGTGAAATTAGGCAAATGCGAGAGAACGTTAAGAGCGTCAGCCAATACCGCCGAGACCTTCAAAAAGTGTTTAACGAATTCATAAGGCTCAGGGATTCAAAACAGCCGTGTATAAGTTGCGGCCGACCTTTGCCCGCCAAATATGACGCTGGGCATTTTTACAGCGTTGGCAGTTACCCGAACTTGAGGTTTAACGAGGACAACGTCCACGGCCAATGCGTCGAATGTAACCAACACAAACACGGAAACCTCCTCGAATACGCCCCCAGGTTAACCGACCGAATCGGTTTCGAACGGGCCTCGAAGTTAATGCTACTCAGAAACGAGCCGTTAAGGCTGAGCCTCGACGAAATAAAGGAACTTACAACGTACTACAAAAAACGCGTTAACGAATGGAAAAAAGAGAACCTATAAGCCAGGTAACTAACGAAGATTGTATGGAATTAATGAGCCGTTACCCCGATAAATATTTTGAGCTGGCGATAGTGGACCCGCCTTATGGAAACGCGGACGCTATTGGATTAATAGATAACAAAAAACGTAATAAACAAGCCACTAAAAGAAGTAAATACAAAATTTTTGAGAATATAGAGCCCAATAATCAGTATTATATAGAACTTGAAAGAGTTTCAAAAAATCAAATTATTTGGGGCGGTAATTATTTAGGCCTTTGCGGAGGTGTAATAGTTTGGCAAAAAAATGGGACGGCATTTGGGGAGGCGGAGGTTGCTATTTGCTCAACTCATAAAAGTATTCGAATTTTTGAATTTACATGGAACGGAATGATTCAAGAAAATATGAAAGATAAAGAACAAAGAATCCACCCCACCCAGAAGCCCGTTAAACTTTACGAATGGATTTTAAAAAACTACGCTAAAGAGGGCGACAAAATTCTTGACACTCATTTAGGAAGCGGCTCGAGCAGAATAGCCGCCGATAAAATGGGATTCGATTTTTACGCGTGTGAACTTGACCGCGATTATTTTGAGGCTCAGGAAAAACGATTTAAGGAATACAAAAGCCAATTAATTTTGTTTTGATGGAAAACGAGGAGCGAATAAAGGATTTAAAAAACGAACTGTTTATCCTCATGGCGCGGCGATCGCTCCGCCCATGCGTTACAGAAAACGCCCGCCAATGGAGTATAATGGCGGAGCTTTATAAGTTAACAGGAAACGAGCGATACAAATTAAATAGTTAACCCTTAAAATTTAAATAAATGAGTAATTTTCAACCAAAGGAGGGCCAAGGTTCTCTATTCAAAAACGACAAAAAGCAAAACGAGAAATCCCCCGATTACGGCGGGACGGTTATCGTAAACGGCCGCGAAATGCGATTAAGCGCGTGGGTAAAAGAGGGGAAAAGTGGGAAATTCTTAAGCCTTCAAATCAGCGAAAAGAAACCAACCGAAACCCCATCCAATGCGAAACAATCCGACGACATGCCTTTCTGATTTAATCAGCCAGCTAACCGCCTTAATTGCCAATTATGAAGGCCGAAACTCACAACTTTCGGACGGATTACGCGGGTACATTCAAGGCCTGAGGGAAGCCCGCCACCTGGCGCAAAATTTACACGACCGCGAGTTATGAAAAAAAACCTCTTAGACGAAAAATTTAAACTAATCGCGGAAATTAACGCCCTGAGGGCTGAGCGAATCGAGTTATTAAAACAGGAAATCGATTATTCAACCCACGAATATAAGTCCCATTATAAACGAATAAGGGCGATTAATAAACGTTTGTACGAACTAACAGGAAATGAGATTTATAACAAGCGCTAAATTTCAAAATGGGGGCGGTCTTGGAACCTTTTCCAATCGCCCCCCCATTTTATAAGGCCGTTAAAATTGGCTTTTATTATCGCCGCAAATTTGGCAAATAATTCAGGCGACCAATCGAGAGCCCCTTCCGAGTCTTTAAATGCAATATCGAACGCCTGAGCGGGCTTAACGTTATGTTTTCCCCCCGTTTTGATGTTGGTTACTTTTTTTCCTGGCGCCGTTCTCCCCTTTGCGTAGAGTTCGGCTTGCTCCTCGTTACTCCGAAACGTACACGTTAAAAAGGGCTGGGGATCGTTTGGGTATAACGCCCGAAATTCATGGGCCGCCAGCG